TGGTCCATATAGAAGTCGAACCCGAACTTTCGGCCGAGCTCGCCTTCCATTATGACGCCAGTGTCATCGGTGTTGAGGAACGTCGAGAATGCCGGCAACGCCAGCGCGTTGGCTTCCGCGTTCGGATCCAGAACGAAGCGCCGATTCTGGCTGGGGCAGAGCTGCTGACCCAGGATCTTCCGGACGTTCGTTGCGTCAGTCGGCGCATTGGGGAAGTTGCCGGTCCCGATCTGAAACGGAGTCGTAGCCGGCGTACCCGAAAAGCCGAAACTATTGACGTAGAGGTTGAGCAGGTCGAGATTGAGCTTTTGAGCAAGGCCGATGATGGCTTCAGACGCCGACATCGGGAAATAGGATTGATTCTTGTCAATGTTGGACAGGTCCTGGTCGGTCAGGAAGAAGTTGGTTTTCTCCCACGAGTTGAGCGCGACAGGAACGGTCGGGATCGTCTGGGCGGTAGGGGCAGGCGGTATATTGCTCGGGGTCACCGCCGATGCGGTGTTCGGCACCGGAACGGGCACCGTGATAACCGAGCCGAATTTCGCGGCGTCCGCGCTGTAGTCCCCGTTCACAAGCCGGGGCATCACGGCATTCTTTCTGAGCGCCAACAGTCCCTTGGCCAGAATGGTCGGGATGATGGCTGTAATGTTGTTAGCCATAAGATTTACCTCTGATTGAAAGTCCTTGGTTTATGTTTGCGCTCAGGTCGGGAATCTGGTGCTACTGTACTATGACGGAACCGTCAGCAATACCCTCCACATTCGCGTTGAGCGCCGCTTGATCGCCCCTTGAAACAACCTTCTTTGCGCCAGACCCGCCGGCGCCCCCCGGCCTTGCGCCAGACCCGCCGGCGCCGCCCGCTTCGAAGGCTCGCCCGAAAGTCGGGTCTGCCTGCATTTCAGTTACGAGGTCCTGGATGGTGAACGGGTCGCCCTTGCCGTTTGCGATGCGTGGCTGGCCGTCCTTGCCAATAACCTGGACCGAGAATTTGCCGTCCCGTTCGGTCACCTTCACTTGGCGTTTGACGTGCGGAAGCAATAGCACCGGTTCGCCCTTCGCGGAGGTGATGGCAGCCGTAGCCTGGGCGTCGACCAGGAATTCTTCGACCGCCCCCAGCAGTCCGGTTATGCGGTCATCGCGTTTCTTGAGTTCGCCGTTGTGCGCGTCGATTAGCTGGGTCTTGAGAGTTTCCCAGGCGCCTTTGCCTTCGAGCTTGGCCTTGTCAGCGTCCTCTTGGGCCTTGAGCATTTCTTTGTGCTTGACCGGGTCGATTCCCTCGAACGCGGCCAGGGCTTCCTTTGCTTTGCGCCTTTCTTCCTTTTCAGAATTGAGCGCGTTCTTAAGACCGGAGACGTCCTCAACGCCATCAGCGTCGAGAAAGTACTTGTCACCTTTGAGGACATACAGTTCCTGGAGCGGCTCTGGAATCCCGTCCAGGCTGTCCACGATTGCTTTGAGTCTTGGCATTGTCTTTTCTCCCGGCCTCGAGCCCGTCGAGGCCTGTTAGTGCCCGGCACCCGGCCGGACGTGGTTTGGGGCGTTATTGCTGACGGTTTAGGCCACGGCCCGCGTATTTATCGCAGCCACGCGACTTGTGCCTGGACTAAGTTCGACAAGATGGTGCGCGTTTCGTCCAGCGGGTGTCAGCGATACTCAAATCCGCAACGACAGCGGACCATACAATTACAATCCCCGATCTCTTTTAGGGTCCCGATCGGCTGCCATTTCTTTGCAGACTCAGCCGCGCAGCCGTCGCACACCTTGTCATCGCCGGCATCAACTCGCCTCTCTTCGGTGAACTCGCCGCTCTTGATGTTGAGCGCGCGGACCGCGTTGGCGTAGGTGCTGTAACCGGCGTGCGCATAAAGCTGGGCGCGGGCTGCGATTTCCGCCGCTGATAATTCACCGCGCTCGACCTGAAGCCAAAAGTCCCGAAGATACTCATACTGCTCTTTAAGGACCGAGCCGAGCTTTCCATAAGCCGCCGAATCCATTTGGCCAACTCCACCGTTGGCGAGAACCATCAGAGCCGTATGTTCCTGCTTGATCTCATAGGCGATCCCAAGCTGCCACTCCGCGATGCTTATCTGGCCGCTGGTATATTCGGCGGTGAGCTGCTCGATATATTGGGCTGAGGCCTGGACGGTCTCCTCTACGTCATCCAGGAGCTGGGCCCCGGTGACCGTCTGCCCATCGAACAGATAGTCCCGTGCTATAGGGTTCCAGGTGATTGGCTCTGGCGTCATTTCTTAGCTGTCGCATCAAACAACTTCGCAAGCTTGGGATTTCTCTTCTTGAGCCATTCCCTGGCCGCGTCGATATCGACCTTTACGTCGGTCCTGGAAAGGTCCGCGATCGTATCGTCATCAAGCGCCAGGCCCTTCGTTGGTTTCGTCGGTTTAGCCGTCTTACTAGGGAGGCTCCGACGTGGCGGCCAGCTTCTTGAGCGCGTCCCCTGGGGTCATTCCAGCCTCAGTCATCAGCCGGAGCGTCTTACGGGCCGCGGCCATCTTTGAAGCCCCGCTGGCCTGGACTCCGCCCATCCCGCCGGCGAGAACGCTGGCAATCGACGCCAGGGCCTTCTTGTAGATCGGCCCTCCCGGCTTCATACGATAGGGCAACTTGCACTTGTCTTTGACCTTCGGTTCGCCCGGGTCGTTTTCGTCGATCATGCAGACCTTGGCATAATCGGCGGCGCTCAGTTTGGATACCGGGTTTGACCACGGCGCATCGCTGAATTGGTTGCTCATTTTTGGCTCTCCGTTTTTGCGCGATCGGCGGCGATCCGCATTCCGAGCAGGACGAGCTCGGCGCTATAGGTGTCGGCGCCGGGGTCCGCTCCGGACGACTTTAGAAGCCCGGCTAGAAGTTCGAGCTGCTGGGTGCTCGGCGCCGGTGACCGTAGTCCCCGGAGGGCCGTCAAGATCTCCATTGGCGTCGGTAGCTTGATGTCCATTCGAGGCCTCCCCGGATAGCAACGTCCGCTCGTGAACGTAGATGCGCTCGGCGATATCCTGGACCGCGGCTTCGCTCTTCTCGCGCAGAATTCCTTTGAGATAATCCCGGAGCTTTTCGTCCGCGACTTCCCTGCCTAGAATTCCGCGGAAGAAATCAACCAACGGATTGACAGACAAGTGAACCAGCTCGTGGATTAGATCCAAACGCCGCTCGTCGTCAGGCTCCTCCATCCATCCGCCGTAGATCCGCACCGAGCCCCACCGATAGTCGCGCTCGACAATTATGTCGGCAGCGACTCCTGAATTAGCGTCGGATACCTGTGGGCTGTCCCCGATGTATCGGACAAAGACCCGCTGGCACCAGCGCGGAACGAGCCACGCATAGGGCTCAAGAAACGGCTCTATGACGGCCTGCACGTCCGGGGGCATCTCGCGATAAACAAACATCAGCATCCTTTCGGACTGCCGCTTGTCGGATGCGGCACCGGTCTGTTTTCGTGACCGACCTGGATCGGCTGCTTCGGTTGCGACTTCGGAGCGCTCCCTTTCATCGGGGGCGGCTGAGGTTTACCCGTTGACTTTGCCATTTTTGTGCTTTCTCCTTTCCGAAAATTTCCCGTAGAATCCCGGGGGCTTCTTCCAAATGCATTGATGCCAAATGACGATAGGCGCCGGCTTCGGCATCACTTGCGTCTTTGGCTGCTCGATCGTCATGAACGGCGCGCCGAGCGGCTCAAAGCCGCCCTCAATCCAGAAATTGACGTTGGCTACCAGTTCCACCAGAGACGGGGCAATGACGATGCGATAGCCGCTGTCCGCCCTGCACTTCGCTTTGGGGTCCTCGGCTACTGCGGGCGCGGCGCCATTAGATTGCGCGGCATGATTAAATGCCCGGTCCTGATCTTTGGTCAGGGGCGGCGGAAGTAACTGAAGGGGCTCTGGCTTTTGCATTCTTCCTCACACCACAGTCGGATCGTTCGGCTTGATAATCGAGCGCGTTGGCGGCAACGAGTCCGGCGGAATCGTTGGCTCGGCCGTGGCCTTGTTCGCGTTGGCAGCCGCGATCAGCTTGCGCTCATTGGTCGGATCGAAGTCGGCCGGCAGCATTTCGGACTGTTGCATCAGATCCCACAAAGTGTCGATAGACAGATTGCGAGTCAGAACCATATTCATCAGCGAGTTGAACGTTTGCGGATCGAGCGTGGTCTGGCTGAAATTCGTGTTCATCTCCACGCTTCCGCCAGGCTTAGTGGAACCGCTCGACTTCAGGCCCAAGTATGCGGCGTGAACGGCCAGGCCCTGCTCGATCGCGTCGATCAGCCCGCGCGCCATCGCGGCCAGTTGACTCGACTCGGCTTCATAGTCGAGGGCCGACTGAGTCGCGGTCTTTTGGACCTGCGGAGCGCCGCGGAGTAACAACAAGCCCAGCGTGGCCATTTGGGCCTCGGTCTGCTTTATCTCCGCTTGGGCCAGCTCGATACCGTGACCGCTTGGCTCGACATACTTCAGGTCCCCGTCCTTGTCCACGTCGATTAGGGTGTTCGGACTGATGACCTGCTCGGAGCTGGCTGTGTCGCCTTCGATAACCGCTGTCCGTCTGTTCTTGGCGACGAGCAGCGGAACGCTGCACTTATGCAGTATGTTATCCAGGTCCGATTGGAGCCGGTAATGGCGCAGATTCAAAAGGGCCAGATCCAGCAACGGTGGCTGCGATTGGAGAAATGCCGTCCGGTTGGTATAGACCGGGATGAGCGGAATAAACTTCAACGATGTCGGACCTGAATCTACGACGCTCCAGGTCTTATCCTGCTGATTCTGCCGATAGACCTTGAATGCCCCGGGCGTCAAAACCCGATACTGCGTAATTAGCACTTCGCCGAACTCGCCGAAGGGTTCCACCATATTTTCGATGATGGTGGCCTGGGTCAAAACAAGCTGGCCATCGGCTGTCGTCGTCGAGCGCCAGTTGATCACCGAGCCTTTGTTGATCAACATCCAGTACGGACGCCGGCCCGCTTCGTCCGCTTTCGTGGCGCCGGGGTTATCGATTAAGACCGACACCGGCATATCGATGTAGATAAAACAGTGTCCGTCGTTAAGGCCGGTCTTAAACACCTCGCGGGCGAACACGTCACCATGGGTTCCTTCAAGGTCCAAGTTTTCCCACTGGGCTTTGATGGGCTGCGGAACGTCACCGCTCAAGTGCGGGTCGCGGCGAAAGACCATGCCGGTAAGGCCCTGGATCGTCCGTTTGTAGGCATTCCAGAAAACCGACTTCTTGAGCCTGACCTGGTAGTCTGAATTTGTCTCCCTGGGCTCTTGAGGCAGGTACTTTATCGTGGCCAGGTGAAGGTGCCGCGTGCCCTTGACGACGTCGTTGACCAGTTGCCAGTCGTGATACTGATCGTCGTAGCCGCGACAGGTCAGAGCCGGGTTGTCCGCCTGGTCCGCCGGCGCCGCAGCCGATTGAGCCGCTCGCCGGGCCGTCTTTTTCTGTGCCGCTGCCTTAGCCATTTCGCCCTAGAATGGAAAGTGCGTCGCTTGCCAGCTCGGAGTACTCGGATTCAGCCAGCCTACGATGTAACGTTCCGCGTCCATATGGTGAAAGCTCGATTTGTTGTCGATTCCAGGCAAGACGTTCCCCTGGTCGTCGACCTCGCGCGAGTAAGCTTCCTTCTCGTCGAGATAGCCTGCGCACGAACTGAAAACCTTGATTTCATGGCGCTTGTGGGCGCCGTAGACGCGATCGATTCCGATTTCAACTTCCTTGACGTCGGGCTCGCGGATCGGGAGGCCGCCGGCGGCGAATTCTTGCCGCCACTGGCCCTCTGACTTTGACCCGCCAACGCAGGTTGGAATCTGCGGCTCGCCGTCGAGCAGGTATCGAACGTGCTCGCCGGCGGTTCGGCCGCCTGCCTTGTACTCGCGATAGAGATAGAGCGTCTTGGTGCCAGGCTCGCGAGCATAGAACAAGCCGACCGTATTAACGCCCCCAAAATCCAGGCCCAGGAACCGCGGCCAGTTAGCGGGGACCTTAAACGGTGGAACCTTGTCTTCTCGCGCGCTGAAGCTGTCATAGATCAGACCCGCAGGTCGGGTCCACAGGGCCTTGTGGACAAGGTTGAATTTCCACTTCGGCATGTCGAGCGAGGCCCGCTCGAATTCCTGTCGAGGGAATGCTGGATTTTCGATACTGTCGAAGCGAATGCCGTCATAGTCAACGTCCCCGGCCTCAAACCGATCCCATACCAATTGCTTGAGCCAGCCGAGATAATAGGGTGTAGTGGTTAGAAGGATTCGGCCTTCGTTGATCATCAGCCGGCGATTGACGGCTTCCCAGGATCCCAGCAAGAATTTCTTTTGGCCTGCTTCGTCGAGCCACGCGGCTTTTGCGGTTATCGATTCAAGGGTGTCCGGATCCCTGCCATATCCAAAATGGATTACGGTCTCGATCGAAGGGGAATAGTCAGGCCCGAACAGCCGCCGCGCGCCCGTGTCCGAAATCTCAAGCCGCCTGGTGGGCCCGGAAAAATACTTACCAAGCTGCAAGGTTGTTTCAAACCAACGCCGAAGCATTGGGAGCGCCTGCTTATCGAGCAGCGTGAAGGTCGGTGTGACGACGAGATAATTGCCAGGCCCGCAGCGCTGCATCTCCCGCCACAGCCAGATAGGGCCGAACGAGGTCTTCCCGCCTTGTGCGCCGGCGAGCACGGTGACGAATCGCTTTTGCGAGTCCCAGGCCCGGAGCTGCCCGGGGTGGAAGTAAAGACTAAGCTTGCCCTTATCGACTTCGTACAGGTCATGCTTCATCGCCCTTCGGCTTTTCTCTCACGACTTCGATCAGCGCGATCGGCGAGTCAGCCGTGATAGTAGTCCTCTCTGACCATTGCCCCAATTCCCTCGCCGCCTGCTCGTCCGTCGCCCGAATCTCTTTCAACAGCCCGACGTCAACTGCAAATTCCTCCACGATCACACCAGAAGCAATTTTGATTTGCCGGACAACTAAACCGGTCTCGCCGCCGGCGCCGATACCCGGCAAGCCTCTGATTAGCTTCGCCGCACCGTCCGGATCCGTCTTAGCCAGCTTTTCGGCTTTCCGATGGGTCGCTGCGATCCTGCTATGTTCCGCGGCCCTGGCCTTGATCACCGCCAGCATTCCATTCTTGCGATCGTCCAGGCCTTCGACCCGCTTGACCCTATCCGCGATCCCCTTCTGGAGAATCGCCTCGCGTGTGGCCTCGACGATGCCCTTGATCCGTTCCTGGAAATCTGGGTGTAGCTTCCAGTCGGCAAGGGTTCGTCGGGACACCTTCAGCTTGGCGGCGATCTTCTCATCGGACAGATCGTCTGCCGCGAGATAGCCGGCTGCTCGCTCCCGCTTCTTGTTCCACTTGAACGGCGGAATCATTTGAGGTTCGGCGCCCATCTTTTTGGTAAGGTTTCGTGAAGCCCGGCCGATTATGAGCTGGCATCGATGCCAGCTCAAGTTTTACCGTGCGTGCTCGAAAGGTAGATACGCAGCCCAGGCCCTCGTCAACCTTTGGCGCGCGGGTATACTGAAATCCGTGTATAAGGCCTCGGCGGCCGATTTCAATTCAAGATAAGCTTGCTTCATAAAATTCCTCTTTGTTTGCGGCATCGCTCTGGGTTTGTGCTGCATTTGGATAACGAATCCGCTGAAAGACCCCTTCCACGCTACAGGCGGCCAGGTTTACAATACGGCCGATTTCTTCGTGCGAGTATCCCGCCATTCGCAGGCCCACTATTCGGCGATCTCGGTCGGACAACCGGGCTAAGATCTCGCGATGGAAAACCAATTCCTCAACACTGGCCCCTCGCGTCGTAGTGCAGCCTCGCTCGACGAAGGCGGCACCTTTCATTCTTTGCGCGTGATAGCTCCCAGGCCTCATATTCGGCGACCGCAGCCTGTCAATTATGCGCGCGTGCGAATCGAAGATCTCTCTCGTGGCCGCACTGGCGGCCGTATTCAGCTCCCGATCGTCATAGACCGGGTACTGACATCTTTGCACCGCTAGGAGCCTTCGCCACTCCTTGGCTTTTAGCTGATTTAGCTTCCGATACATCAACGTGAGGGACGTTAGCGGGTGCTTGGGATTTTCCAGAATCCAGACGGCCAGTTCTTGAACTAAGTCCTCCTCGTCCATCGTCCACACCGTCGGAGCCTTTCCAGCAACCCGGCGTAGCCTTCGTAGGTTTTCGATGAAAATGGTCCATATTTGCGGATCCACTTCGGGTTTGGAGGTTGCTGCTTTTGTCATAGGGGGGGGCATAGGAACGAAGGGCTAAAACCGCCGGGAAGCCTACAAGAAACTTTAGCGAGATCCTCTTAAGCTTCCCGGCGGTATAAGAGCGCCTCGCCTAAAAAGACGCGGCGCCGGTAGCGGAAACCCACTACCCACTTATAGAAACCGATCTCAATTTACTCGGTCGTAAAGGGCCCGGAGGAGCGCGCTTAGGAATTCGTCCAAGGTGCCCGCTTTACACTCCTCCGCGGCGCCCTTGATCAGCTCAAACGGAACCATCTTTCCGTATCGCCCAATCGACTCCAGTACCGTGGTTATTGAGGGTCTCGTTGCGCCGAGAACTCCGCGGCCCTCCTTGTGGGCGTTGTAGCCACTGGGCACCGCCGGTGTGATCACCGGGCCCTGTGGGGCCGGAGGTGGATCAGGACCTGGACCCAAATTCGACACGGTGTCGAATTTGACCGCTGCTGAAGAATCGGCAACGTCGTTTTCCGGGCCTTCTGGGTCTTCGTCCTGGCGCAGGCTCCGTTTCCAGTCGTAGGCGGCCGTGTATAACTGGGTCAACTCGACGCTGGCCAGGTCCGGGTTTGTGGTCCCGACGTACTCCGCCGCGTTCATAAACCTCTGCGCTCGCAGCGGTGTCCATTTTAAGCGATCGGTGACGAACGGCAGCCACCCGCCGTGGCCCAGCTGGGCCTTGATTTCGATCAACCGTTTGCCGATCTCGATCGCTTCGGACACCAGCAGCCGCTCGAATCTGGTGAACTGGCCGTATTTCACCAGGATATCCTTTGCGGCTGCGTCCAGGTCGAACGGCTTAGGCGCCGTTAAGCGCAGCGCTGGATTGGATTTAGCTGTGCCTTCCTGCGCTCTCAATCAAATCCCTCACGGTGTCGAATTTGAAAATTACGAAATTTGAAAATTACGATTCGCTTCTAGCCCCCAGGCTCATCACCAGGCCTGTCATACAGCGGCTGCGAGTGTGCCGGCTTAGCTCGACAGGAATCCCGGAGATCAACCACCAGTCTTTAAATCCGGCCAGCGGAATAGTCGAATAAAACACCGCCGCAATCAGCCGACGCTTGGGCTTTAGGGTCGCCAGTAACCGGGCCTTGGAAGCGTCCGCCTCGGCCTGGTTGATACAAGCGACGGCTATGCCGACAACCCTGGCACACCGCGACCGCGCGCGGATCTCCCTACGTTTTCGAGTCTGAAGATTTCGGGCCATGTGTGTTTTCCCTGGGGGCTATAGAGACGGCTATGCCAGCTTGTGGCGGTGCCGGCCTAATACGACCCTTGCGAGGATTTTCCGGCGGTTGAAGTTGGGGCGATTGTGGCACAGCTCGCTTGGCGATGTCAAGAGGTTTGTTCTGACGAGCGCTTTGTTCAATAGAGTCAAAGAATTCCGCCCTTGCGCGCCTCGCTCGCCTCGCGCGCGCAACGCGCTCAGGCAGACACGCCGTGCAGAACGGGTTTTGTTCGTATTCAAGTGGCGGACAGGTCATTTCTCTCCCACAGTAGCGGCAACGTCGAACCCTAGCCGGAATCATTGCCGCGCGCCTCGCGCGCGCTTCCTTGCGCTGTTTATTCGTTCGATGTCTAGCCATTGAGGGCGTCCCTCCGGATTGTTTTGTTTAACGAATGAACGGTTTCGTTTAGCCGAGCCGTGGTACGTGAATGGAATCGCTGGCGACTCGGCTGCAATAGCTACATAGCTCGGTGTCTACTTGGAAGACGAAGGCGCCGGTCCTGTAACGTGCGCGATAACTCGTAGTCGTCGTTGTCGTCAGAGCACATGACGGCCAGGTCCGTTTCCAGCGCTTGTCGTCGGGCCTCGAGGTACCGGATCAGGACCTCGTAATTACCGATGTCCTCGCGCATGCGGTTCTCGCTTAGCTGTGTTCGCCGCTCCTCCGGAGGTAGGCCGAGCTGATGGTTTATTGCCTTGATCCATTGCCGGGACCTGCGGACGAGCTGGACCAGTTCCTCGTCGACGAATTCGGCGGCGGTTTTATTCTGGGCCTCTAGGCCTCGTGCGAGTTTTTGGGCGGCTCTAGCTGAAATAGCCATAAATCATTCCCCTTTCGGTTGGTAGTTGCCGTAAAGTTCATCGAAAGACGGGTCGAGTTCATTGGACCCGCGCTGGCCGTTTCTATCGCCATCGGTGTCGGCACTATCACCCGAGACTATCACTCCCCCCTCTAAGAGGGGGGAGGAAGTGATGATAGTCTCAGGTGAGAGCCGGTGCAGGTCTATCAAAGGATCTTGATAGGCTTGTGATGGGGTGATAGAGTCGGCTTGTAAGTCGTTTAATTTATTAGATTTTCGCCTACTAACCTGAATAGGCAAAGTGATAGCCTGGTGATAGGGCATTTCTGCGCCACGCTGCAAAGCCTCGAATTGGGTCCTATTGACCCATCGATGGCTGTGATAGTTAGGCGCCTTACTATCACGGCCGGTGATAGTCATCATTCCGATGTCGGTAATCATGTATTTTGAATTCGAAGACCTTATAGCTGCGCGACTTACAAGGGAATTAAGCGCTCGATGGATTGAGCCCTCCGGAACATGGGACGCTTTCCTGATTTCAGCCGGCGTGGCGCCGTATTTAAACACTTCCATAGCCAGCGCTTGGAGAACTTTTCGCTGGTTACTTTGGAGCGGCCCGAGCTCGTCGGCTACCTCGCCGGCCTGAAGTAGGACTAGCGAAGATTGCTCGTCCTGCTCGATCGTCTCTTCGGCGAGGACTACCTTGATCGGCCGAAGGCTATAAGGAACAAAGCTCTCGGAGTCCTTCGCTTTATCACATGAGACCTCGATCAAGCCGTCCGTCGCGGTTATCTCTATTAGAAAATCAACCGCGCCTTTGAGGGACGAGTGGCCACGGTAGCCCTCGCCGCTTTTGGTCATGTGATGAATCAACCAAACCGAACAGCCTAATTGGTCTATGATCGATTCAACGCCCTTGATCGCAAGCGTCATGTCTCGCGACGAGTTCTCATCGCCACCGGCCATGCATCTACTCAAAGTGTCGAGGACTATCGTATTAGGAGCGAATTCCATCGCTGAATCAATAAAGATTTGGACGGCGCCGGCGTCCATTAATTCGACCGGTGATAACCGAAATCTGATCTGTCCCGGCTTTTGGCCTGTATGCTTCATCCAGGCCCCAACCCGAAGTTTGTACCCAGACTGGCCTTCAGCGGCGACGTACAGGACTCGGAATTCATCACAGGATTCAAGCATGCACTGGAGAGCGTAAAAACTTTTGTAGGAGCCGCTTGGGCCGACCAGGAGCGTGGTTGCACGATCGGCGCTGTGTTGCTTGATTTGCCACTTAATAGGAGGGAGGGCGAACAGCTCTTCGACGGTATAAAGTCGGGTCCGGCTAAACACGGGCTCGGGTTCTTTTGCCGGTTCAGCCTCCGGAGCTGCCGGCGCTGGAGCCTGCATGATTAAAGCAAGTAGGTCCTCGCGGGAATGACCGGCGTCCAGGAAGTCCGACAGGTCCCCTTTTTCCGGGAGGCCTGGCAGCTCGACGACTCTAACGCTGGCCGCAACTTCCGCGACGAGACTGGCGACCTGCCTCGCGTGCTCATGGCCGGGCTTATCGTTATCCGGGATGATGACAACGTTGTGGCCCCGAAGGGCCTCGACCAGGCTTGACGTAAATTTCCCAGCACCTCCAGCATTCGTCGTTGCGATGAAGTGTAACGACCTGGCCCGCTCAACATCCTTCTCGCCTTCAAGGATCAGGACCGGCTGTGGCGCGCTGTAGGTTGCGCTTCTCAGTTCCGGCAATCGGTAGAGTATCCGCCGAACCCCCTGCAGGTTATTGATCCATCCTCCAGCGCCATCCGGTCGCCGCTGAAAGAACTGCTTTCGACCGTCCTTGTAGCGCCGACAGGCCTGGTATAAGAGCTTGCCGGTTTCGTCGATGTAATCATAATCCGCGTCACGATAGTCCCGGCCGCGCCCGTTGCCTCTGTGCCCCAGGGCCTCTAGGACCTGCTGTTGGGTGCATCCAACCTGGCAGTGTACGACGAATTCTTGCTTCTCACCGCGGGAGATCGATAGGCTGGGATTGTGATCATCATGCGAGGGGCACAGCGCGGTCCAGCCGCTACCCACCCGCTTGAGTTTCGCGAGACGGTTCAGGACGTCATTTAGAGTGAGCGCTG